TTCAACCAAAGTTCTTAACTTGGTCATTGTATAATCTATTAGTTTTCTCTCATCACCTTCCAGACCAGAGACCACCATATTGATATGGTCTAAAATAATATAATCACAGTCACATCCTCTGACTAAAAATCTAATTTTAGACATTAGGTTTTCACTATCTGTAGAACCAAAGTGTTTATGAAAATATGTTTTACTTTGAATTTTTTCCCAAGAAGCTTTTAAAGTTTCTTTATCAATATTTTTTCTAACTTCTTCTTCATGAATTTTTTGATTTAAGTCTATTGATATTAGACCTCTAATACTTCTAGCTACACTTTCTTCTAGTGCTATGTAGCCAACAGTTTTATCTTTAATTACTAAATCATAGGCTAGTTCCCTAGCTAATTGTGATTTACCTGTACCACTTCCAGCAGTTAATAAAACTATTTCACCTTTTCTAATCCCCTTACATTTATTATTTAAACCTGCAAATGGATAAGATGTGCTTTCTTTACTATCATCTTGAATAACTAAATCCCAAGTATCTGCACCAGCAACTATACCTTCTGGTGTATAGGCTTTAGCGTTCCATATATGGCTGATAATATCTTTACCTCTATTGGACACCAACATCTCGTTGGCATCCTTTAAAGGCAACTTTGAGATAAGAGCTTTTTTTGGACTAAACAATTGAGCACATTCGATTGAAGCTTGATTGCCTGCTTCATCATTATCGAACATTAAAACTACATTTTCAAAACTTTCTAAATATTCTAAATTCTTTTTAATATATTTTTTAGCTGACTTGGCACCAGATGGTACACTTACTGTTGGCCAACGATTACCTTGAATTTTAGAAACTGACATACAATCAATTTCGCCTTCTGTAATTGTAATCATTTTTTGATTGCCCTTCCATTTGTGCTGACCGAACAATCCAACTTCATTCATATCTCCTAACCAAATAAAATCTTTGTTTGGAAATCGAATGTGTTGAGCAACCATCTTATAATTAGAATTATAGTATGGAGCTATTTGAACTGGCTGACCATTGTAGGTACCAGTTTGATAATTAAAAAATTTACATGTATCAAAATCTATTTGTCGTTTTGATAACGCATGCACTTCACCTGTAATCATATCTGATTTTTCCTTTGTATTAATAAATTCGTTTACTTCGCCATTGGCTGTTTCTCTATACTCACAACCAAAACAGTAAGCGTGTCCATCAGAGTACCTGGCTAGGTTATCTCTTGAGTTACAATTAGGACATGCCTCGTGTCTTACAAATTCTGAATTATTCTCCTGGCTCTTCATAACCCTCATCACCAGGTAACAAGTCTCCTTCTACCCACAAGAACTCTGTCTTCGCATAATCATCAACATCAAATGAAGGACAGTGTTTATCTGAAAAATTATTATGGCCTTTTACTTCTGCATGAGGATATGTTTTGTGTAATTCCTCAATTAAATTCTTTAAGCTTGTCCATTGTTCGCCTGTGTAATTAGCATCTGCAATTGATATGTCATCTTCTGCAACACCACCAACCATAGCGATACCTATACTGTTATGATTTTTTCCACGACAGTGAGCTCCAACTGCATCAGTTGTTCTACCATCTTCAATGACACCATTTCTTCTAATAATAAAATGGTACCCACAAGACAACCAACCTCGTTCTCTATGCCATCGGTTAATTTCTTCATAACCAATATCCATTGAAGGTTTAGTTGCAGTACAATGTATAATAAAATAATCTGTAGATTTGTTTTTCTACTCATATTAAAATCCTGCTTGTTGTTGATGTAATTCTTTGACCCATTCATCTGGTAAGAATTTTTTTGTTGAATAAATGCAGTGGTATTTGAACCCTTTAAGTTCACACCATCTGCCATAAGTTGTTTTAGATTTCTTTCCAATTTTTGTTCTTGAATTAGAAAACACAAATCTAATATCTAAATCTGGATGTTGTTCTTTGATTAATAAATGTTTCTTCCTATCTGAAGTTAAGAACTGTCCTTTAGTTTCAAATATAATTTTGAATTTATCTTTAGCTGGACAGTTAAAATCTGGAGTATATTTGGAAGGTTTTTCTGGCTTGAGGAAGTTTACTTTATAATCTTCGTAGCCAAATAAAATATTATTCTGCTCAAGAAAATTATTAAAATCTTCCTCAAGTTTAGATTTGAATTTAGAAGTCGGTTGCGCTGGAAACTTCTTCTTGTACTTCCACATTGTCCGACCCTGTATTATTGGAGTAACCATCTACTTTATCGAAACCACTGGCTTCAGCAGTTTGTCCACCACCTTCAACTAATTCTTTTACTTGAACTGATTTAAGTCTTAAGGATACACCTGCACCAAGTGCTGGAGTAAACCAAGGGAATGGTTGAAAGCTTACTCTTAAAATTGAACCACCCCAGATACTTGTGTCTTCTGGATTAATTGGTTTTAATTCACTATCGAATAAAGCTGGTCTTTGTTTAAAAGTCTCACCAGTTTTACCATTGGTACCACTGGCCTTCATTTTAAATTTGAAGACATATTTATCATCTTCTTTTTTATAAGGTAAAGGAGCTGTTTTAATTTCTTTTTTACCTGTCTTGTCTTTGGCTTCTGATACAGCTTTAACTTGATATTCTTTTAAAATTTTTACAAGATTATTTGCTGGAGCTTCACCAAGTTCCAAGTCTACTTTGTATTCACCTTCTGGTTTGAACCTCACATCACATTTAGTTAAATGTGGATAGATGGCTTTGCCAAAAGGAGAAGTAAAGGTTTTTGCTTTTTGCATAATTATACCCTCCTAGGTATGTAAGTTAAATTTAATGTTGGGCTGTGGTTAATATTTTTCGCACACAACAAATAATTGCCCAGCCCAACACTGATGAAGTTTCAGTTCATCTATAGTGTCTTGTTATAAACGCTAGCGTAGTCATTTAACTACAGAAATAATAACTACCCAATACATTCTTCAATTCCAGAGTGCCTTGTTTTGGAGTAGGTTTTATTTTGTGTTGTTTTTCTTTTTGAATTTGTGGGAGCATTTCATCTTTAAATTCTTCAAGTAAATTTTTCCCATCAAATATTTCAACAAACGCTTCTCTTAATGATTGGTTCATCAATTGAACATCTGTTGCCAGGACACCAAAGCTATCATGAACACAAGCAAAGTTTTCTATGTTGTAATCTTTAGCTTTACTCACAGCCTTTTGAAGGACAGCGCCATCGAGTGCGTGAACAAAACAAGGTGAAATACTATTAGATACTTTACGCTTGTCTATCTTGTTAGTCTCCACTGCTATGGTAGTTTTCTTAATGTCTGGAGTATAGGTATTACTTTTGGGTCTAAATATTTTTTCTCCCATATAAGTATTTATTCTCTTAGTTTCTAATACTGGACAAACTAGCTGAACTTTAAACCCTGTAGGTGTAGTCCAAACAACTGGCAATCCATTTTCTGAAACTAATTTAGATGTATCCTGTAACCATTTCATCGCTTCTTTAGCTGATACAATTACTTCATCCAAAGCCTTCCATACAAACCTAGATAAGTATGCTGAACCTTTAAATATATTAGGCACACCAGGCATAGGATTTCTGTCAGTAGAGAATGGTATATCTTTAATACCATCTTCTTGAAGTTCCTCCAGGTGGTCTTGAATATATTTCCTACAAGAAAATTGAGTTAGTCCATATACAATACACATGGTAACTTTTTTTGTAGTCTTCCTGTTGATACCATAGTCCAACCATATCTTTTTCAATTGACTATCTGGTTCTGCTTCAAGTAACTCAATAGTAGCATTTGCAACTTCACCATATACATCTTGAACTTTATTAGATGGTACCAGGTTTACTGCATTACCACCTTTTTCATCTTTGAGTAATGCTGAAAAAATTTGTAGACCAGAATTAGTGCAATCAGAATAACAAATTACATTAGTTATAAAGTCTAAACTTTTTCCAGATTTACAGAAGTCATTCCACTCAAAACAAAATGATAAGAATTGTACTGGTTCAGATGCTTCAGCCCAGAACTCATAATTATTATGTGGGTCTTCAGCAGATTGCAAAATAAATTTTTCATTATCTGTAACCCATTTAATTCTATTCTCTAAAGTATCTTTATCATGACCATACATATTGGCACCATGGACAGCTAATCTATCTACAGCTAATTGGGTTCCAATCTTTTTACCATTTCTAAAAAGTAATAAACCTTTAGCTAAATCATTTTGCTGATAGTTTAATCCTTCTGGCACACAATAAATTCTGCCACGAAAATCATATTGAAGAGGAAAATAAAATTCTTCAAATTGTTCATAGGTATCTGCAACACTAAATATTTTTTCAGTAAGTAAAGCCTTACTATCAATTGTTGCATTGTAATTATGAACAGCTAAAGCTTTCCTACTATAATCTTTTCTAGCTTCTTCATTGGTTCCAATATCAAAAGGTTTTGGTGGTAGTGGTATTTTACTACTAGGTAAACCAGCAAGTGGTAAACCTTTTTCATGGATTGTTTTTAGTACCTGGTAAACAGAAACATTAACCTTAAAAGGTGTTTCTTGTAGAGTGTTTATACATTTATAAACCTCTGGCATTTCATGTGCTCTGTTTGCTATTTCTTCCAGATAAGCTCTGGATGCTCTCTTCACCATATTATAGTGCATGTTTAACCTCGTCTGTTGATTGTTGATTTTTGGATGTAAGTTCTCCTACAGTGGAACCTAATTGAGCTGGCCTCAAATCTTTAATTACATACCCACCAGAATAAGGATTGTTGTCCCACCTTTTAGGTGAAATAACCATGGGTTCCCTAAATGGTTTTAAAATTTCTGCATGTAATTTTTTCTGCTCAATCCATTCCATTGTTTTTTCAGTGGCCTGGACATAGACAATTGACTTGTTCTTTTGAGCATAAGTCTTAGTAAGCTTGATAAAACCAGTGGTGCTGGCTAACATTTCCAGCAACAATTTACCTAGTTTGACCCTCTCTTCTTTAGACCAACCAGTGTATTCCAACTGGTGTTTATTCATGGCATATTGGAATACCTTCCTTTTATGCCTGTAATTGTTCTTAGTTTTGAGCCATTCTTTAGTCTGGCTGTAGGTCTTATTATCACTTTCCTTGAAATATAAGAGCCTGGCTTCATCCTCAATAGCACTAGCTATTTTCAATACTGCTTTTGTTTGGGTTGATGAAACAGTGATGCTATCTAGTACAGCTTTTAAACATATAAAACTAATACTAGACCACCTCTCTGGATTGTCTGTTTCTACTTCCTGGATAGGAATACATTTAGCTAACAATGTAGCTTCAGTTGCGTATCTCTTGGCGTGCCCATCAAATGCTTCTATGAAGTATTTGTTTAAAGCACTGTTTAAAGGCTCCAAGCCTGTCTGTATTAGCACTTGGCCATAAATTGTAGTGCTCTCACTACTTTCCCTGGCTTTGCCTTTGTCTGATAGTTTAGCTCTGGATTTATTAATATTCTTGTGGAACCTTTTGATACCACTTTTAACCATAGCTATTTCTAGCGTCTTTTGAGCCTCTATTTTTTCATGTTGAGTTGAAGGCACACTCTTATCTTTTTTAAGAATGTTAAATTTCTCAAGTATTTTAGCGTCTATATCCATATTTACCTCATGTGTGTTTACAGTTTGTTCGTAGTCTTTGTGCATTGAAGTGCACATCTACTACGACAGCGTAACTATCACGAATTAACTACGCAACAGTTTAAAAGGCTTGGATTATATGTTATTCTACTACGCCAGAGTAGATATGCCGGAGGCGTAAATTGTGTTCGTAGTTTTTAAGTCTACCGACAAACTAAAAAGTTTTGATTTACTTAACTTAATCATCTACGCCTCCATCCAAGCTTGGCACCAATGCACTTAAATGCACACTGGATGCACATTGTTTTTACTAGCTTTTGCCACCAGAGACAACTTTTAACTCGTCTCTTAATACATCCAGTTTCTTTGCCATACTAATTTTACCTTTTGGAAAGAAATGAACATATCTTCTTGCAACAGGTGAATTGAAACTCCAACCCATCCAATCACAAACTTCCATAAATGTAGCTCCTGCTTCAGCTAGTCTCGAAGCACAAGTATGTCTGCATGTATGGAATACAAAGTCTTTGTTATCAGCTTGGCCAAGTTGATGTCTTACCATCTGCCACTTGTAAGTCATTTGCCTGTAGCTGGTCTCAAAGAATGTTTTCATGTTAGACCTTCTCATTAATATTTCTTTTGTTCTAGTAGCTAGACCAATAGAAGTATGAGTGTCAGTTTTTTGTCTGTATATATGAGCTGTCCAACCATCTTTAGATTTTTGTAAATCTTTAGGTGCAAACT